ATTTTATCAATAACAGACTCAGGCAATACTAATGAATAAACTTGAATTGGATCTTCACTTATTTCATATACTAAATCCTCTATGTCACCTCCGACATCAATGGAATAATCAATAAGTGAATCCATGAAATCATTAAGTGATTTTTCTGCATACTGCATGGTTTCAGTGCTAAGAGTTTTATATCCAAAATCATTAAACTGAACAGCAATCATTACACGAGCTAAAACAGCTAAATTATTTTCAACTTTACTGTTTTTAACATCGTCTAAAGAAAATCCAAATGGATTATTTAAATATTCTTCGTATCCCATACCGGATAATATTTCTTCAACGGCTGGGGCCATCTTGGGATTAACGATATCCAGATCGTCTATATTTTCTAGCTCTGCAAATTCTTGACGTAAATCAAGACCTGTAAAAATTATATCATTTTTGCCAGATTGATTTTTTGAGAGAATAGCTTTCAACGGCCCTTCAGTTGAAATGGATTCAACAGCCCCTATCGCTTTACCAATTTCTCTACCGGGTGTAATTGCTAAGTATCTATCTCCGTTTTGAACTGCTCTTCTGACAGCTTCCTTGACTCCCAACACTTCCCAGTTTTGTATCATTGGAAGATTTGGATCGCTATACTCAGGCTTTGCAGGAACACGTCGTGTTGCTTCTTCCGCTTCTAATTCTAATGGTTTCCCTTTTTGCGCACGTTGTTGGATATCAGATTGTAATTCTAATAAGTTAGTTACACCTTCACCTTCTGCTGTTTTTCCACGATTCAAACGGAGATGGAACAATTGATCCCTTTCTGGGAAATGCCGTCCTGTTTCATCTGGGTCTCTTGAGTAAAATCCAATAACTGAGCGGTCTGAAAATTCTCCAGTACGTCTAGCCCCCATTTTTCCTTCTGGACCTTTTCGCAAACCATATGTAATTTCTTCATATGTATCTGGATCTCCAATGTCTTGTTGATAAATGTTATAATCAACCATTGAAGTTCTTTGTTCAGATGCTAATCCTGTTAGTGGCTCAGGCGACTCAAACTGAGGAGGAGGAGATTTTTTAATTATTTTTTTACCGTCAGCAAAACGTGGATTGATTGTCTCCCCTTCTTCTATCGGAGGAGGTATATCACCACGATACACACCACGACTTTCTAAACGCTCTGCTCGACGTTGATTAATCTCCTCAAGCATTTGATCTTTAGTTAATTGCTCTTGTCTACGTGGTCCTGTTTTAGGATCAAAGTCATCAAGTAAACCGAGATCACGCATTTCTTCTGTAGACACGCCTTCTTTTTGCATTTGTTTAATAAATGCGGCGGCTGGCTTTGCTTTTGTTTGTCCAAGTGGAGACTCTGAGACTACATCTTCTGACTTTAATCCATAATCAGCAAACACATCTCCCATTTCCTTACGAAGTGTTTTTGCTACCAACCGACCTAATGCTGACATTAATCTGATGCCTCTTCTCTGAGATACTTGAGATAGCGCAATGCCTCAACTGCACCCTGCGCTCGATGAACGGATACTATGTTGTCCGCCTTTTCTAATTTTCTATGCTGTTCGGATATCAGGATGTCCAAATATTCACAAAAGCCATCCCATTGTTTTTTTGTATTAACGAAAGCTTTAAGCTTATTGACCGCTGACTTGCGGTCCTGCTCCACCTGCAACATTACCACTAAATCCCTGTTCACCCGGAATAGGTGATTGACCGATACCAATGTTACCTCCACCTGCTCCAGAAGTATCTTGCACTCCCGGAATCATTGGTGCACCACCAGCTTGTGGCTCAGGCATTGGATTTTCTTGTTTAAATAACTCAGCTTGTCTAGCCGCTTCTTCCATATTATTTGTTACTTTGTCTGGATCGAGATCCATGGACTTAGCAATCTCCCGAATGATGTACGGGAATTTTGCGTAGGGTGCAAGTACAGGGTTAGACGCTACTTGCATGAACTGCATGAGTCGTTGACTGCGTACTTCATTTGCCATTAGTGATTCAGTGCCACGTGCTTTTACTTCTAAGTCACCTTTAATGTCTGGATCAAAGTCAAACTGCATGTTGAAACCGAATAACGCTTCACCCAACGGGCGTAACAAATAGTCATCTACATTCTTAATGACAGTCTTGATACCACCTGCCGCCGCATTCATCAGCATAGAAATACCTGAAGCTGTACGCCCTACACCTGCAACGCCCGTTTGTCCGTGTGCAAAAGATGGGAAACCTGTAGACTCATCCGCAAGAACACGAGCTTTATCAAACATTTGCATGTTTTCTTGCGAAACATTCGGGAACTTTGTACCGAAAATAGCTTGTCCCGGTGCTCCACCCTGACGGCGGAATACCTTACCCGGATACACTGAAAGATCTTGTCCGGGCACCAAGTTAGTTTCGTCAATTTCAATTAGCATATTTCCTGACAATACAGCATTGTCTACTGCCATACGCATGAAACCATTCATTAATGTTTGCGTATCATCCATATTCTCAGCGATACCTACACCGAAGAAAGAGTATGGGTTTAGCTCGTAAGGCACTGCATAATAAGGAATTTTTGCTGGCTTGAAAGGGTTGAGCACCGCACGAATTACACGGCCATTACACAACCATATGTTTGCTTGCAACTCATCAATATCTTTAAATTCTTCTGGTACATCTACCCCAGCTTCTTTTAAAATATCAAGATCAATATTCCCCCAATATTCAAGGACTTCGTATCGGTTAATATCGTACTCAATTTGATAATCGCTTAGGTCATCTTCCCAATACTTCTTATCATAAGATTCGCCCATATCAATCACATCATCAATTACTTGATCACGAAAGAATGGACGCTTTTTCAATGCACGTAATTGTGTGCGTGACATCTTGTGCCTTTCGACAATGTATTGAGCTTCGTCCATATTATCCGCATCGGGATCTGGGTAAAAGTTCCAGATAGATACATGATCTACGTACGGCACTGTGCGAATTAAAGGATCATATTCTCCTTCTTCATCCCAGTTTGGATACTCTTTGTCTACAGCAAACGGACCTTTCATGATCCCCGTACCAAAGAGTGCCATTTCAAATGCGGCACTGCGAAGCTTCTTGGATGCACTAGATTCCTCTAGCTGATCCATAATTTTCTTTTCCATTTTTTTAGCGGCTAACTGCGCTGGAAAAAATGTTTGTGCTGTTGGTGTTATGCCCGGACCTTCTTCAAGTTTTTCAATACCTTGCAACTTATTGGTGGAACTTCCTAGAAGATCTTTTAAAGTTGCTCCAGCAGGAAAATCTTTTCCATCACCAGCAAATCCGTAAGGAGATTCTCCTACTTGGATTCCGTCATCCTCTACGCCTTCAGGTTTTTGTGGATCGAAGTTAACTGCTTCTACGACACCCTCAGGTAAAACCGTTGGTTCGACAGATAAAGGGAAGCGTTGACCAGCAAATAGTACATCAACAATCTGCCCATACGCCGCAAGAGTTTTTGTCTTAGTTACTTTAATAAATACACGAGAACGCTCAGCTTCAGTGAACTGAACGTCGGGACTATACAAACCTCTATAGTTGCGATACGCCTGCAACCATCTTTCTTCTTCAGTACGCCGAGTGTCTTCCGCTTTAGTGTACCGCTCCATCACAAAGTTTAAGAGCCGTAGCACTGACGGATCTTCATCGGAGAGGGCTGTTACATCTTCTAATGTAATTCCAGTATCTTCGATGATAGTATCTTGTTCTTGCATATTTAATATCCAAATGTATTATCGGCTGGAACGTATCCAGAAGGTCTTTGGTGAGAAGGATCAAAATCCCAAATAGAAAATCTTGGTCTAGACATTATACCATAACGCAATGCGTCATATAAATGGTCTTCTGCTTTAGTGTCTACGTCTTCGGGATTTTTCTTATCTAGTGGAATGCTAGGCAGTTGAGCTATTAAGTTAGTGCAGGTTTCAAAGAAAACAATTCTTGGTTCTTCCATAAACTCATCGACTTGCAACCTACGATGCACTTCGTTCTTTCCTGCTTTTCGGGAACCTGCTGAACGATCCGACGGCCTCCAACGGCACCCTTTTTGGATCATCTGTTCAGCGAGTGATGGTCCGGTATCTCCACGCTTATGCCAGCACGAACTGTCTAGTACCCCATACTTGATGTTGCCATCATCCGCCTCAAGTTCAAGAACCATATCTGCAAGATCAGTTGCCAAGACTTTACTAACGTATAGCTCACGATAGACAATAAGCTGTTCATCAGGAGTACAGGCAAACCAAACAACAGCAGAATAAGAGCCGTACCCATAATCGCAGGCCCTAAATTTAACCCAATTATTAGGTATATCAAAAGGAGCGATAGTGTGTATTTCTCTGTTGAATTCAGGAAACGCCGCACCTTCCGCAACATCCCAATTACCCTCTAATAACTGTTTACGTTGATGCTCAGGCAAGGACAAGAGCATTGCTTCATAGTCACCTTGCTCATACAGATACGGATTATCTGTCAGCATCGCTGGAATAAATCTACGTTTAAATAATGGTTCACCTGCCTTGCTGTGAGCGGGAGGGTACACTAAAGTTCGATTTGTATCAATGTCCGTAGCATTAAAAGGTTTTCCGGGAGGAGCAGGATCTATGAACATCTTTTTAACCCATTGGTGTCCCGGACCTCCCGGGTTTGTAGTGCCACGCATATAGATGGGAAGATCCGATGCTGTGCTACGCAAACGAGATCGCATATAGTTCCACGCAAATGGAGTAGGCCACTGAGTCAACTCATCAAAGCCTACCCAACTAAATGCAAGGCCTTGATAACGCATAACGTCTTCATCTCTATCAAGGTATGAGAACCACAGCCTAGCACCACTAGGTGCAGTCCACTGCATCTTTCGTTCTGACCACTTTATTCCGGGCCAGATCTTTGGGTACATCTCTTGAGATTTCCAGATCAGTTCCCTAAGTTCTTCTGTTGTGTGACGAAGTAGCAATCCACTGAATGACGGGTGTCCCATAAATCGTAACGGGTCAGCCAACATAGCATAAGACTTACCACCGCCTGCGGCACCTCCATACAGCACCTCCCTTTCCCCCGATGCTAAAAAGTCAGTCTGTGGACCGGGGTTAGGCTTAAAGATTACATTGTGTTCTTCAGGCCGTATTGGTTCAAACTCAGGTTCCTCGTGAACATCTTCACGGATTTCAATTGCTGGCTGACTCTGCACCTTCGGTGCTTCTTGTTGCACCGAGCCTCGTCTTTTCGATTTCCTCCGCCTGCTGGATCGCCTTCTGGTACCTTCTGGCCCATTCACGGAGAGTTGCAATTCGTCTTTTGTTGGATTGCTCACTTTCGATTCGCTTCTTTAAACCCACATGAGAAATGCTTCGACCTGTTTGTTTTGTCAGCCAATTACCAACTTCTCTGTAACTGTACTGCTGTAGATATTCTTTTGCTTTCTCTAACGCCCTGAGTTCTTTTGGTATCGGCAGTAACATGTCACTGTCTTCAGGATCTTCTTCATACCCAAACGGAATGGTTCTAGCTATTCGTGGAATAGGTATAAAGTCTTCATCTTTAATTATATTCTCAGGCTGTGGTAATATCCACTTGCCTGTACTTCGTTTAGTCGTCATCCTCTGTACGTTTCGGTGGGAGTAACATCACACCGCCTGTTGCTTCAACTTGTACCTTCTCAGATTTAATGATGCCAATACGATCCATAACTTCTTTAGCCGCTTGCATTTTTTCTTTAATGCCCAACTCAGTTGGATCGTGTAACGCACCAACCATAGCCATAGCCGCACGAGGGCCATTCTGAGCAAGGTACATGTTGGTACGTTCTAAAATTTCATCTTTTAGTGCATTTACAATTTCAGCAGTGTGTTGATTCGCAGAATACCCTGCAAGCTTTTTAGCTTCCACAACATTACCACGTGCATCTTCAAACAGCACATTTAAAAACTTTTGTTGCTTTTCAGTTAGTTTTCGCATTATCTATACTTCTTGCTTTTCCGTTTTGTGCCGTCTACTCTTGCTATCAAACCTCTAGCTTTAGCAGATGCCCGTTCTGTAAATCCTAATTTTTTACCGCTTTTAATTTTAGCACGTAATGTAGATAACTTAGGCTTTGGCATCTCGTTGCTTTCTCAATTGCTCTTTTGCTTTTTTAGCTAATCTAGCTTGTTCATGTTTTCCAGCAACTTTAGCCCGTTGCTCTAGTACAGTTAATATCTGTATCTTTCTAGCGTATGGCTTTTTGATTCTTTTTACTTTAGCGATAGTTTTTTTGGCATCGTCCACAGTGGCGAAAGCAATAGACACAGTGTCTTTAGGATTTTCATCCGTATATAATCTTCGACCACTACCTTTTGGTTTTTTACCTGTTCCTTTTGCTGGATCTTTTTTTGATGCCACTTAAAACTCCAGATAAAGTTCTTGCCTGACCGGCATGTGCTTTCGATGCCTTCTTCAAACTTTTCATTACTTTTTTTATTTTTGCTGTGCTTCTTTTGTTGACTGCCATTTAACGATACCTTGATGTCTTCTTAGCTATCCTTTTAGGCTGTTTCGCAAACTGTTTGCCCGACGCTTTTGCTTTCCGTTTGGCTTTCGTAGTTGCGGCATATTCTCTGGACGAGAGCGCACGGATAGCCGCTGATGGCAGATAACGCTCCCCAGTGGCCTTTGGTCCTTGCGTCGAAGGCTTTCCTGATTTCGTTCGCCACTTCTGCTTTGTCCAATCCTTTAAGCTCTTTTGGGACTTCTTGAGTGCCATTAGTTTTTGTAACCTCCTCCTGCTTTCTTATAGGAGGCGGCGAGCATTTGGGCTTTCCTAGCACTCCATTGACCGGGTGCTCCACCTTTTCCGCCAGCTTTGATACGGTTAAATATCCGTTTCCGTAGGCCGGGTTGGGTATAATTGCCAGCTTCATTGACTCTACTCTTTGGTTTGCCTCCTCTTGCCAATTTATTAACAGGAGGTTTTGTTTTACCAGCTTTGGATAAAGCAATCGCTACAGCTTGTTTTTGAGGCTTGCCACGTTTCATCTCGCTTTTAATATTACGAGATATAGTTTTTTGTGACTTACCTTTTTTAAGCGGCATCGCTATTTTCCTCTTCTTTTCTGCTATCCCAGTATCCTATGCCATAATCGTGTGTTATCTCTTCTCCCGCTTGAATATCACGTAAAGCAAAAAAGCGAACAAAGTCCACTTCATTTTCTTCGACAGTCCATTCAGCGTTTGGGTTATCAGAGTGATTATAGAGCATGGCATAGCCTAGTGGTGCGAGTAAACAATCTTCATCTTCATAAGGAGTGCCAAACAAGTAATCCTGTAAGATGCTGGTATCTTCGATCTGCCCCTCGTCTAGTATGACGTAGGGACACATCTCTACTGTTTCATCTTTTTTGATTACGGATGTCGCAAAAACTCCATATCCGTGAAGGTCAGATTTTTTTACGGTAATATTTAACAAGAAGATTACTTCTTCTTTTTAGACATGCCACCACGCATCATCTTTTTCTTAGCCATTTTAGCCATACCGCCACCGGCCATTTTCTTCTTCTTAGCCATTTTAGCCATGCCGCCACCCATCATTTTCTTTTTCATGGGCATACCACCGCCACGCATCATTTTCTTTTTAGCCATTTTGGCCTTGCCGTTATGTCCGGGCATCTCGTAATCTCCTTCGTTCAACTACTAGGCTGTTGTATGTATCTTCTGGAAAGTTAGTGTAGTAACCACTTTTTTCCAGACTTAATGCCGCATCATCTAGAATAGATAGACGTTGAACAAAGACCATAGCGTAATCGAGTTCTGAGTCCTCTAAACACTCTACCTCTTCTAGAAAATGCAACCCTGCTTCAGAAGGACTGTAGTCTGGATGAAATAACATTAAATGTAAGTCAGTTCCAGTAACCGACAGTGCTTCATTGATACCATCACAAAAACCATCAAGGTATTCCATTTCTGGATACTCTTCATCAGCCCAGATGACAATATCGAAATCGTGCGTATCGTATTGTTTTATTTGTTGTATCAGGCCATCAAGACCCGTATTCACAGAAAACGTAACTTTGTTTTCTAGCCATGCCTTCTTTGCATATGGGCAAGGCGGTAACCCATTCAACATGGACGATGGGACTTCTAAAAATTCCCTAGACCACTGCCTTATTTCTTCGGCTATGCTATTTAGAGCCACGGCCCCTTACCATTCCGCCTTTTTTCATAAAGCCCATTTTGTTGCGTACAGATTTAGGTAAGTTTGGCAATCCTTTATTGTTAGCAGGAATGGGTTTTAAGTTATCGACTACAGATCCGCCAGTAGCATAATTGTGCTGGTACATCTTATTGCCTTTACCACGAGCCATGCCGCCATCTTTCATTGTAGAGGACTTCTCAGGCTTTACTTCAGAGGGATCATTTTTCATTGGCTGATCTTCGGTGTTTGATGGTAGAGAGTAACCTGAGTTCGGAATATTCCGTAGCTCAATTAAAGCTCGCATATATTCGTCTGAGCCTTTTTTATTATTGCGCAACTGCCGCTCATAAAATGCAATTTTTTCTTTATCTGTCATTTTCTTTATGTCCTTGCAGTCCGATTAGGTTTCACCGAAGCACCCGCATTAGCCTTTATAACACCGCCAGTATCAAAGGTATTAGCAGGAGCGGTACCTGTCTTACTGCCTCTTTTTTTCTTTTTCTTCATGGCAAGCTTTTTCATCTCGGACTTAGACATTCCTTCGTATATAGATTTACCTGTGCCTTTAATAGAAGCTTTTGGCACTTTAATCTTTTGTCCGGGACGGATCTTGTTGAGATCTTTAATCTGTGGGTTAGCCTCTTTGATTTCAGAAAGACGCACACCCATACGTTTTGCAATTGCTGAGAGCGTATCGCCACTTTTAATTGTGTAAGACTTCTTCTCACCGCCGACTTGACTAACAATAGCTGGAGTAGCCGCTACGATGCCAGCACCTAACGCCGCTTTCTTTTTCTGCGAGGAAGTTAGATTGCCGCCTGTCTTAGGTTGCTTTGTAGCTGTTGTGCTTGCACCTCCTATACGATCAGACTGATTGGCTGTTATCTTTTCATCACCTTTCTTTTGTGGCTTAGGTTTAACACGTGGCTTAGCCGCCGCCGACATACGTCCACCTTTAACGGTAGCCTCTCCAGCATCTACAGCTTTTTGTACTGCGCTCTGACCATACTTTTTAATTGCGGCGGCAAAACCATTCTTACGAATGAACGCAATGATGCGTGGGGCCGCTGACCTTACTGCTTGTGCTCCTGCAACAATTGCTGGACCTGCCATTCTATTCTCCTACCATTTGACTTTGTGTGACCAGTACTTAGCTGATAGCTTACTGGTTGGTTTACCTTGTGCATTATGACGAGCATAATACGATTTCTTGCGGGCTTTATCCTTCGCACTGGTAGGATTTTTTCCTGCCCCTTTAACTCCCTGTTGACCAAAACGGATAAACTTATACGTATCTCCTTCTTTAGCCATTACTTTATGGGATTTGGTTTTATGATCAGGATCTCTTTTGGGTTTATTTACACCCGTAAGACCCTCCTCCTTCATTTTGTTCTTGACTCTTTCTGGTATCGCCACTGTCTTTCCAGCCTGCTTCTTTCATGTATTCTTCGACTTGCGCCAAAGACAATGTACAATCGAATCTATCCTCTAATGCCTCCCTTACAAAGAATACATCTGAATGAGGAATATGTACTGAGTCCAGCGGGCCTCCGCCGTCTAGACACGAATACACTTTTTCCATGATCCCATCACGGGACTTTAATAGTAGTACAGAATGATACATAGTTATATTGATTAGAAGATAAATGTCAAGTAAAAGATTTTTGACGGAGGGATTGTACAAACGAATTATATCATAGGTACATATGATATGTATACATTTAAAATGACTTTTACAAGAAAATTGTATTTTATTTCTTTTGGTGAGGGACCGAAGGGACTGAACGCATATCATATGTATGTCCTTCGGACGTAGTTATATGTATTTCAAAAACCCTGTCAAGTGTTTTGTAATGGTACACTTACTGTGCCCTTACGCTTTTGTTTGTAAGTCCTTGTTTTTACTCGTATGGTTAATTTACAGTTCTGTGTGTGCGCCACGTTGACTATAAATAAAAGTGGTTAACGCTTTAATTTTCCTAATCTGTGTAGCTGTACATACATACGTACGGTATAACGGGGGGTGGCCCTTGCCTACCCACACATATATGCATGCTATCATGCCGCATAATGCGCAGAATAGTGTGTGTGTGTCTCTGCAAAGCAGAGTGTATGCACACAGCGCAGGTAATTACGAAGTAATTCAATTAGTTAGCTGACAGATACAAATGATTTAACATCATTTGTTAGTAGAAAGAGGTGTCAAAACAGGGTATCCCCACAACTTGGTACAAAGTACCAACCCATGCATCTTTTGTCCCTCTGGTACTTTGTACCAGTTCTACTGACGAAACTTCGTCACTAACAGCAGTACTACAACAACAAATACTATGACAACTATTGTTGGCATATATTTGTGTAGTACTAGCTGATCTGGAAAATTGGGTTGGTTGACAGCCGACCTGACTCTCATCTATTATGTTTCACAGAGTATTTTTACCCCTTGAACTAAAGTGAAAGGGGAATAAAAATCCTCTTTATAGTGAAACAAATAGATAGAGGAAAGCAAAATGAACGCTTCAAAAAACACTGCTCAAATCGTAGATTTTGAAAACAATGCAACCAACAAGTTGGTTAAGCAAAGCAAGTCGGCCAAAGGCCGTCAGCGGAGAGTGACTGCTTCAACTGGCACTAAAGTGTCAGTTTCAAGTGAGCACAACGATCTTAGAGATCGTCAGACCAAGGCCGCAAATCGCTTTACAGCGATTCAGAGGACTCAGCGTCAACATCTCGAAGAGATGAAAAACATCGGAGATGTTATCTTGGAAACTCGCAACCTCTTTGACTCTGACAAAGAGTTCGGTCAAGCAGTGGAGAAAACTCCACTGAAAGCGATCTCTCGTCAGGACAGATATGTCCTGATGAAGTTGGCTGAGAACTGGGATAAAATCCAGACTGCCATCAAAGATGGCAAGATGAAGTCTTCGACTTCAGCGAAGATCCTTACGGATCAATATCGCTCTTTGCTGAAAGCAAATGAGCCTAAGACTCCACCTAAAGGTGGAAAGGTCAAGAAGACTACTCAGTCAAAGACTGAGTCTCCAAAGTCTTCTGCGAAGCAGAAGTCTACTGACGAAACTTCGTCACAAGATCTGCCAAAGGCAGAATGGACTGAAGACAGCGTAGCTGTTAAGTTGGCTGACATCGTTCGTAAGAACGATCTGGATGTTGATCTTATCTTCGATAAGGTTCTCGATCTTCTGGAAGCTAAGTCTTTAGGAATACCGGCAGGTAAATTTTTACCATCTTCTTAAAGACTTAGCATTGTGCAAGGGGACTTATGTCCCCTTTTTTTTTGTCTCAAATTTACGGAGTAAATTATTATGTTAGTTACAAAAACTTCTAAGTTAACTGGTATTGAACATACCAGAGATATCCCTGTCACTGAGCAACAGCTCAGAGAGTGGATGTCAGGCCGTGGCTTCATACAGGATGTCATGCCTGAAGTCTGTCCAGAGGACAGAGAGTTCCTGATTTCTGGTGTCACTCCAGAGGAGTGGGATGCCATGTTCGCAGAGGAGGCTTAAGCCATGATAGATTTCTGGCTGTCATTCGTACCACTTGTGGTACTGATCCCTGTATTCATTTCAATTTTATTTACGGAGTAATTAGCCATGACTAAACGTGAAAAGAAATATTTCATTGACGAATATGTCAATGCCAAAAACTTAGCTGATTGGTTTGAGCATCGCAAGAATCGCACCAACCTTACGTGTGAGGAGCTTGCGTATGCAGAGACACGCTATGACGCACTCTACCGTCAGGCGTTGACGCTAGGTGGCATTGGAATGGATCTCAATTTCTGGGATGAGATGTGGGATGTGTATTGGAATCAGCGAGTCGAACGGCATTACTGACGAATGTTCGTCACTAAAACAACCCCCATAAAGGGGGTTGACACCCCGATTTTTCTGTGTCTCTAATGGAATAACACAAACGGCAACGACCAAATGGAGGTCACCATGAACGTAGAAGTATATCGCAACCTGAACAACGGCAAGTGGAGCGTCCGTGACGCTGAGTCCAAGTATGTGCTTGGTCATGCTGAGACTGTGGTCTTAGGCCATGCTGAGTTCGTAGTCCAAGAAGCTGGAAGACAGCGTGTCATCAAAGAGCGTGTCAAGAATGTACACGCTTTTATCCGTGGCACATTGCTTGATACCTTACGGTTCAAGCCATTCCGTGGCAGGGAAATTCGTCCTGCTAATCTCGGAGAGTGGGAAGTATTGTATTCAATACCTGTCACATACAATCCGTATTGGACTTCGTCCTTTGTTGATGCTGAGTTAACTGAGGATTCCATCCACTATGCGGATCGAGTTGTACTCGATACGTTCGGCAGAGTCACAGCGAATGTGTATGCTTTTCCAAAGCAACACATCGGTGACCACTGGAGTATGTCCAACATCCAGAACATCCGTGCGAATGTGGACATTATCCTGTCGGATCGCAAGCAGAAGCTAGCTAAGGCTAGCTAAATAAGTTCCCTCATTAACCCCACTTCGGTGGGGTTTTTTTTATCTTGGAGAAATGAACTATGGATTTGTTAAATACAAATGGTGGCAACCCAAAGATTGCTAAGTCTACCAAGTCGATACTTGGTAATGATCAGGTTCGTATCGCTTCGCTGTCGATGCGTCCAAGCAATAAGCGCATCTGTCCTGCGCAAGATCTCGCTATGTGCAAAGAGCCATGCTTGAATACGTCAGGCCGTGGCAACATGGACTCTGTCCAAGAATCCAGACAAGCCAAGACTGATTGGTGGCTGTCTGATCCAGACAGTTTTCTGACGAAACTTCGTCACGAGATGCATAACTTTATTAAGTTATGTCAGCGGCAAAGCAAGAAGCCTGTGTTCAGATTGAACACTGTGTCTGACATTGCATGGGAGAATCATCTCGATATCGGTGGTGAGTTTGGTGAGGCGTTCTTCTACGACTACACAAAATTACCGCACCGCATTGGCCGCACTCCGCCTAACTACAAGCTGATGTTCAGCTTCTCTGCGAGTCCAGACTTTGTGAAGCAAGTACACGAAGCCATCAACAAAGACGTTCCAATGTCCGTAGTCTTTAGACACGGACTACCAAGTCAGTTCATGGGGCGTGTCGTCATCGATGGTGACAAGTCAGACATTGACAATGTCCAATCTGGTGCTGTTATCATTGGCTTACGAGCCAAGGGCAAGGCTGTCAAAGATATTGACAATCCCTTTATCGTAGATAATCCAGAGGCAATAGCGGTAGCGTGATGTGGAAGTGGCTAGCTGTAAGAATCTTGGGGGTACTACTATTTGTAGTGACCTTCGGGGTAGGATGTTTCATCCTATTTTTGTATGTAAACCTTCTTGTATGAGGAAATGAACTATGTATGGAATATATCGGTACATCAATGGCATCTCTTTGAATGGTGCTGAATGGATATTAGATAAGGAAGATGGTGACATCCGCATGTTTACCCACAAGGATGAGGCAATAGCCTTTCTTAATTCCAGTGGAGTGCATGGAGATGAGGAAGAAATCGAGGAACAGGGATTGTTCATTGGTGAATTAGATACTGGGATGAAATCAATAGGAGATTACAATGAGTAAACATATTCGTGTGAAGATAACGTGTGAGATCGAGTTCGATCTTGCTGATCTCAATGAGGATGTAGCATCTGACATTCGTGAGGTTGAGGGTCTGGACGAGTTCGATGCTATCGAAGATGAACACATCATCCGCTACGTTGAGGCACAAGATGTGTACGAGATGAACGATCAGTTCAGTATCGTAGATGCTAACATCGAAGAGGTAATTGTAGAATGAAATGTAGATACAAAGTTGCTGTGGCTTCGTACCACACATTCTATGTAGATAACTGTGACTGTGTCAGTGATGCCATTGACATTGCCATTGATAAGCTACGATCTGTCGCTGACAGTGATGCGTCTGACAGTATGTCACTCGCTGATTGTGAAACAACAGTTGACTACGCTGTTTGTTTAGATTAATATTTGAATTACAAAGTAATCATTTGCTTAAGGAGCAAACCATGAAATACGAAAACTTTAATGGCGTACCTGCACTCCCTGTTGCGCTTGACTTCGATCCTATTCGTGAGCCTGTGTACCGTAATGGTGTGCAAGTCCCCGATCAGTTCTGGATTGTGAACCCCAACACTGGGAAACTTATTTCCAATAAGCCTTCAGGCAAGAACCATAACCCTGTGAATTACACACATATGTGGAATCCCTACTGCGCAGGTATCAATGCATCTGGCATTGATACATCTAATCTGCAAATCAGGTTCAACATTGCTGATCAAGGTGCGGCATTCTCTGCTGACATCGTTTTTGCTCAGTACGATTACAAAAGTATCGTAGGTGAAGCAACACAGATGAAGATGCGTATCGTTGACTCACATGACATGACGTTTAGGCGTGACATTCGTTGCATGATTATGCGACTCGCTTGCACTAATGGTATGTCCAATGTCGGTGAGAATCTCACGATCAAGCAGAAGCATACAATGCTTTCTGATCCTGAGAAGCTTGGTGCTGTTGTTGCTGAGTATCCGTCTCGTTTAGAGAATGAAGCGGAGCTTTACAAGGTGATGATGGGCACACCTGTGTCGAAAGACACAGCTATTGACTTCTGTCGTTCTCACGTTGCTACTTACAAAGTAGCATCAGGCATCAAGGTCAATGAGAAAACAGTCGAGGAGTTCGCTCGTATCTGGAATCAGTACAGCGCATTGGGTGATACAGGTTATCGTTTGTACAACGTCATGACTCACATCGGTACTCACGTAACTGGCCGAGAAGGTACTGACCTCGCTCGTAAGCAGATTCGTATCGAGGATCGAGTGGCTGAGATTGTGCAACGCCCTGCGTTCCAGAGCATTGTCGGCCTTGCCGCTTAATTTTTTCTCCATGCCCCCACTTCGGTGGGGGATTTTTTCTCAGCGTGGCAGAGTGGTTATGCACCTGACTGCAAATCAGGTACACGCAGGTTCGATTCCTGTCGCTGAGTCCATTTTTATTTAAGATAGGAAATGAACTATGCCTTTATCTTTCAACGAAGACTTCTACCATCGATATGGTAGATACCCTTGGCAGAATCCTTACGAAGGTATGCATACTGCACGTAAGACAGCAGGGTCTTTGACCGTACACTGCCTTGCCTGTGACGATACATACGAAGAACACCAAGGTGTTCTCGTTGAGGTATGTCCACACTGTGGCAATACAAATATGATGGATACTGTTTATATACAAGAGGAGCAGTAAGATGACACGCAAGGAACTGAATGATTGGCTTGAGAAACTTGACTGGGGTTCGTATGAAATCCTGAGTGATGAAAATGGGTACGTCCGTATACTTGTGTGTATAGAAGACCACGAGGAGAGTGAGTAATGTATACAGCACAGGTGCATTACAAAGATGACGATGTCTTTTGGAGTGAGCGCATGAGTATCTTGCCTACATTCAAGACCATCGCTAATGTCAAGGATTGGGTACTGCGTACCAACGAGAACATGGATAATGTCCGTGAGGTATGTATCCTGAAGATCAATAAGCGCACTGGGCGCACGAAGATCTATGGGTACTATGATTGGGATGGCAAGAAGCTAGCCCTCAACAAAGGCAAGGATGCTTGGGTACACAACATTTTTTATAACCTAGACTAAGGAGTCTATCATGATTGAGTTAATTAAAATTGAGCGTGACAAAACTGCACCTCGTCGTAAAGACCGTCGAATAGAATCTAATTGGAAACTTCTATTTGATTCCATGAAGATAGGTGATTGGTTTGTTGTGGACAAGGAGTATCATCCACGCATCGGTGCTTCCGCTAACATATACTTGAAAGGCAAGTATACTTTTTACATGCACCCAGAAGAGAAAGACAAATATGTCTTTTTGCGTATCAAGTAGGAGGTAAGTGAGATGGGACGCAGAAACTTTGTACATAAACACAGTGCGCAAAGACTGCGCCCTGTCACCCATGTTGATCGTAAGCGTGAAGCGAAGAGGAGTGGTTCTATGAACGACATCGATGAAACGAATACGTGCATCCTTTGTGGTGATTCTTTTTATGGAATGGGTGCTAACCCATCTCCACTGGCTGACAAGGGGGAGTGTTGCGACTATTGCGACAACAACCTTGTGATACCCGCTCGGATCACCCAGTACGTGAAATCTAAGAAGCAGGAGAAAGACGATGATTGTAGTTAAAATTTTGTGGGGATTTAACGAAGTTCCGTCTGAATATTCATTCAAGACACAAACAGAAGCTGATGCGTTTCTGCGTGGTGTTGATGAATCAAATGGTTGGTTTATTTATGAGGTAGTAGACGATGAGTGATCTACATGAGCAAGCTGAAGAGGTGCGCAAGCAACGTAGCGACACATCGCTGATGAACTTCATGTCAAACCACAAAGTATCTATACGTTACGTGGGTAAGCAGTGGGTGGCTACGACAGAGAATTACACGGGCATGGGCAACAGCCTGCGCTCTGCGGTTATTAACCTAGAAAGGAGAATGTATGAGTAATGTAGTCGCACGTTTCTTTAAATCCAAATGGTCTGAAGAACAGATCGAGATAAAGCTAGAAGAAGCTCTGCAACTACTGGCAGATTACAAGGGCGTAAGCCCTAGTAAAATCAAAAAGTTACGCAAAGAAGCTAAGGACATATTGAAGTTATGAAACCTCGTTATGTACAACAGATAGAACGTGGAGGTATCAAGCGGTGGCGATACAATCCACCGCCAGACGCTGTCGAGGCAGGCATTGTCAAACGTGGTTATTTGTCCATGAGAAAAGAGACTGCCTTTAATGAAGCAGAAAGACTCAATCAAAAGATTGATGCATGGCGAGAGGCCATGACTGTAATTGTCCATGACTCTACTGTCCATGACATGATTAATACATACAAACAATCTCTTGATTATCAAAGGCTTACAGATGTTTCCAAGAAAGCATACCAATATCAGCTTGACTTGCTGTGCAAGTTAGAATGTCGAGGTAAGCAGTTTGGTACATACAAATATGACAAGGTGACCACACCCATGGCACAGGAATTATATGAACAGCTATGTCAACGAGGGGTGACCTTCGCTAATCGTGTGCTCTCTGCAATACGCAAGGTGTATTCATATGCAATTAAATTCGGTAGGGCGGAGAAGAATCCATGGAAAGATATGGAGAAATACTCTGAGCAACCTCGCCGCCAAGTCTGGACTCCGGATCAGGTACGGGAGTTTCTTACCTACTGCTATTCAGACTTCGGTACACGTTCTGTTGGGCTGATTGTTCACATGGCATATGAGTGGGCACAGCGTGTTGGAGACATGCGGGAGTTGACATGGGATTGCATTGACTTAGCTGATGGCACATTGACCATGACGCAGTCAAAACGGAGGGCGCAAGTTAAGATACCAATTCAAGATGATTTGTTAGCTATACTACGTCAGCAGTACGATGACTTCGGATGGCAGAAATATGTTGCGCCAAACATCCACGCCAAATCCGACAACGGGTTTAAGTCATATTCTGTGTACACATTGAGCCATGCGGCTCGGCGTATGATGCAGGACGCTGGGTTATCTCAAGAGCTACGCATCTCAGACCTACGGAGAACAGCTACAACAGAAATGGTAGAGGCTGGGGTAGGCATGGCACAGATCATGTCAGTCACAGGCCATGCAAACCCTCAGAGTGTCAAACCGTACATGAAAAATACATTGACATCTGCAACGCAGGCCTGTACCCTCCGTAACACACACCGGCAAGAGGTGCATACTAATGCTAGTTGAAATAGTAATTGCTTTACTTATCGTCGAGATTGTTTGGAGCTTACCGATATGAGTAAGATCAGAGATTACATCAAGCACCTAGATGTACCTGTCGGGGGTACACACAGAGGAGACTGTCCTTTGTGCCGTGGTAAAAATACTTTTACTGTGACTAACGACAGCGGAAATGTTATGTACAATTGTTACAAGGTTAGCTGTGATCTCTCCGGTGCTATTCACCAGAACATGAGTGTTCCTGCAATTAAACAGAAGCTGGAAAGCAAACGCAGGAACATGTTTCAGAGCGACGTACAGGGGCTAGGAGAAACGTTCGACTTGCCTCCATACATATCATGTATGAAACCTAATCACCCATCGGCACATACGTTTCTACGAACATGGAATATTAATCCCGATGATGTATTTTATGACATCAGGCAGGACAGAGTTGTGTTTTCAATCATACATGACAATTGTGTGTACGATGCGGTAGGTAGATCTGTGTTCAATCGTAAGCCTAAATGGTTGCGTTATGCATCGTCACAAGTCCCTTACATACATGGACATGGAGATGTGATGGTTATAGTTGAAGATGCTATCAGTGCGTACACTGTAGGCCAGATGTTCCCTAACGTGGTGGGCGTTGCATTGTTAGGTACACAGTTAACCGATTTTCACAAATGGTTCTTTGAAAAGTATTTTAAATACAATTCGTTTATCGTCGCTTTAGACCATGATGCATTCAATAAAACTATCAAGCTAGTCAAAGACTTACGCCCGTTTGTTAATGTTGTTCGTGGACTCAAACTGAATGAGGATTTAAAGTACTTAAACGAAGATGACGTGAAGGCGTTGAAGGAGATGTTGAATGCAAACAATTTATCAAGAAGTAGTCGTGACTAACGAACTTCCCAGAATCGGATCAGGCTATCGATTAGTCAAGGTTCAGATCGGAAGCAAGTGGGTTCACATCAGCGATCTTGATGGGGAAAACCGTACAAAGGTTGGCATGAAAACTTGGTCAGCGATCAAGAAAGGCAATACGATAGAACCGGAAGTCGTTCTGAAGGGCTTGCGCAAAGCTGATAGAACGTTAGGCCGAAGGGCGAGGAGAAAATTATTATGAAGCCGACAAAGTTAATTGTGATGTGGGTGCAAGCGTGGAACGCTTGGGGGATTCAGTGCGAAGATCAATGCGGAAACTGGTACGGGATTGACGAGTTTTACGGGCAATCTTTTAGCAAGAAAATTGATGCTATATCTGCGGCACGAGCGTTCCAAGCATTCAATCAAGTTCAAGAGCTTGTGATCGGAAAGGTGCAAAAGATATGACAGGCATGGCAGAAATCGGTCGGTATTTATTTGAGAGGAATGTATAATGGCTAAAGCAAAAAGACCTCTTGTCCGTTGGACACAAGAGCAGATAGATGAACTGGTTAAGTTGTACAAAGAAGGCTTAACTTTCGAGGAGATATCACTGAAGATTGGTATCTCACACGCATCAACTAAAGCGAAAGTTACGTCTTTGCGTAAGCAAGGCATGGATATACCGTATCGGGACAGGCAAGAAATTGCGCAAAAAAGAATTGATACAATCGCAAAAGGTGGCAAAAAACCATCAGCATTTGACCGTGACTATCAAGGTGCTGTACCCTTCGGCCATTGGCTAATAACGAAGGCTTGGCCTTACAAGCCTGACGAAGAGGAGGATGTTGCATGAAAGAAATACTTTTAGTGTTTGTAGTGACCGGATTTGAACCGGCAGTCTCAGACAGAATCTTTGAATCGTATGACAAATGCAAAGAGTTTGTAAATACAATTGCAAAACA